ACTCTGCTGGTATGAACTGGAAGATGGACCAAAACGTTGTGAACCAAACCTTTGGTTCTTACGCTAGTTTGACCCTCGCCACCAACACCACCAGCATCGGCATCAGCACGGGTTGGGCACAAACCAGCAGCGTCACCTTGGTGGCATCTTCTGCTTTGACCTTGAACCAAGGCGACACCATCCAGATCGCTGGCGTGTTTGCTGTCAACCCCCAAAACCGTTCTGCATACGGTTCGGGCAAGTTGCGTAGCTTTGTGGTGACCTCGACCACCGCTGTGGCTACTGGCGGCGGTACTGCCGTGACCGTTTCTCCTGCCATCATCACTGGTGGTCAGTTCCAGAACGTCACCATTACCACCACCAGCGCAACCGCAGTTGTGACCCCGTTCAACAACACAGGTACTGTGTCGCCCCAAAACATCGTGATGCACAAAAACGCATTCACCTTGGCTACGGCTGACTTGGAACTGCCTGATGGGGTTGTGTTTGCTGGTCGTGCTAGCGATAAAGAACTAGGTTTGTCGATGCGTGTAGTACGTCAGTACACAATAAATAACGATTCGATCCCGACACGTGTCGATGTACTCTACGGCTGGGCTCCTCTCTACCCTGAACTCGCTTGCCGAGTTGCAGCTTAATCAACATTGAAAGGACTTTAATCATGTCTAATCCAGGCGCAGCAAGCACCACCACCAACCATCCCAGTAACTTGGCAACCAATCAGGCATTGCGCTTGATTGCCTCAGCCCAAGGCGTTAACCTCAATGCTGTTGCTGACACTATCGCCCCCATCTTGGTGGGTGGTAACGTCAGCGTTCAAAGCATCATTGTTGCAAACGCAAGCATCAGTTTGACCACGGCACAACTTGCCGTGTACACAGGCCCAAGTGCTACTGGCACAGCAGTGAAATCAGCATATGCGTTGTCGGGTAATAACTCGACCACCGCAGTTGTTGTGACCGCCGCAACCTCAACCGCATCGATTACGGGCACACCCCTGTATATTCGTTGCACCACCGCCCAAGGCGCTGCCGCAACCGCAGATGTATTCATCTATGGTTACGACCTGACCTTCCTGCCTTAAAACGGCATGAACTAAGTGGGAAAGCCGCCCTCAAAAGGGGTGGCTTTTTCTCTTTTGAAGCATATAATTTGATGAACTGAAAGGCCAAGCCATGTCCAATTACGCACAGATTTCTGCCACCGCAATGGTGAAAAATCAACCTGGAAAACTAAAAGGCATTTTTGTTAGCACCGTCTCCAGCACCCCCACCGTGACTGTGTACGATGCCCAAACCCCTGGCACAAATGTGAAAATCATAGATTCATTCACAATGACAGCGGCAACAAACATCAATTTTTATGATGGCATTAACTGTGAAAACGGCTTGTATGTCGTGATTTCTGGAACTGCAAGCATTACGGTTTATTTCGAGTAAGCCATGACCACAGCGGTCACCCAGACCACTAATTTTGTCCCTGTGCAGGGCGTTTTTGCGCCCGAGCCTACCTTTGCCCTTCAGTATTTTGTTGGCCCTGCTGGAACGCCTTTTTATGGCCCAGAAAACGCCTCATTCACGAACATCAGCACGGTAACTGGCACGATCACCACATCCCCAACAGGCGACACAGACATTGCCAACAAAGGCTATGTGGATTCGGTGGCGCAGGGTTTGGATGTAAAAGCATCGTGTGTTTATTCGACCACCGCAAACATCACGCTGTCAGGCTTGGCGGTACAAGCGGGGGGCGATTGGGTTGCCACGCTGACCGCTGGGGATAGGATTCTGGTCAAAGATCAGACATTGAGCCAGTTCAACGGCATATATGTGGCATCTGCCAGCACTTGGGCACGATCTGCGGACATGAGTGTTTGGGCAGAAGTGCCATCAGCGTTCACTTTTATTGAAACAGGCACAACCCTGGCAGACACGGGCTGGGTTTGCACCGCAAATCAGGGCGGCACAATTGATGTGACCGCAATGCCCTGGTCGCAGTTTTCTGGTGCGGGTTCGTACATTGCGGGAAGCGGCCTTCAACTGATCGGCAATACATTCTCTGTCAAGCCAAACGGCACAACCTTGGATGCCTCTGCAACTGGGCTAAAGATTTCCGATACCTACCCAGGCCAAACCAGCATCGTCACGCTGGGGACAATTGCCACGGGAACATGGGCTGGGACTGCTGTTGCCGCTGATCATGGTGGCACAGGCATCACCAGTTACGCCATTGGCGACATTATTTATGCGTCTGGCGCATCCACACTCAGCAAGCTGTCAGACGTTGCCACGGGCAATGCATTGATCTCTGGCGGGGTCACCACCGCACCCAGTTGGGGAAAGATTGGCCTAACCACCCATGTATCGGGCACTTTGCCGCTTGCAAATGGCGGCACAAACGGCACGGCAACGGCAACGGCTGGCGCTGTGGCTTACGGCACGGGAACGGCTTATGCGTTTTCCCTTGCGGGTACTGCTGGACAGGTTCTGATTTCTGGCGGTGCTGGAACGCCAACTTGGGCAGACTATGGCGCAGGGGATGTAGTTGGGCCAGCAAGTGCAACAGATAACGCAATTGCCCGATTTAACCTGACCACAGGCAAGTTAATTCAAAACAGCGTTGTAACGATTGATGACACAGGCAACACCAGCGGCATTTTGTCTCAGCAATTTAGCAATGGTTCTGCTGTAACACTTGCCGCAGGAAAAATGTGGTATGACGGTTCTACGGGTTCGTGGAATTTGGGCATGGGTAACGGCAACATTACCCAGCAAGTTGGTGAAGAACTGTTTATCTATGGCAAAGCGTCTACTGCCATTACAGATTCGCCCCTTCAAATTGTTTACCACACGGGCACTGTGGGGGCCAGCGGGGTTATTACGTTTGCGCCCACGATTGCAGGGATTACAGATGCCAATGCAATTGTCGGCATAGCTACTGAAGATTTGGCCCTTAACGGTTTTGGGCGTGTCACATCGTTTGGCGTAGTTCGTGGAATCACAACCAACGGCACGGCTTTTGGTGAGGTTTGGGCTGATGATGATGTTATTTGGTACAACCCCGTAACAGGCAACCCCACCAAAGTTGAACCTGTTGCGCCCTACATCAAGGTGCAAGTGGGCCTTGTAATTAAAGCAGGGTCAGGCGGTTCTGGGTCTTTCCAAGTTGGAATTGTCCGAGGTTCAACACTTGGCGGCACTGACTCAAACGTGCAATTTGGCACACTTGCTGACAAGAATTTAATCCAATACAGCACATCCTTGGGATATTGGACAAACGTTGCCACCTCAACCGTGTCTGTGGGCACAGCAACCAACTTAGCGGGTGGGGCGGCGGCATCCATACCCTACCAATCCGCAAGCGGCACAACGGCCTTTATAGCCTCTGTTGCGGGGGATGCCAACAAGGTTCTGCAATCCAACGGCACAAGCGCCCCAAGCTGGGTAACCCCCACCGCTTATGCCACGGTCACAGATGACACCACCACCAATGCGGTGCGTTACCCTTTGTTTGCAGACCAAACCACGGGTAATTTGGCGACTACGCTGGTTAGTTCCACAAAGTACAACTTCAACCCCAGTTCTGGATTGTTGACCGCCACAGCGTTCAGCGGGTCAGGGGCAAGCCTGACAAGTCTCCCAGCGGGTCAGCTATCGGGCACGATTCCAAGCGGTGTATTGGGTAATTCAAGCCTTTACATTGGCACAACCGCCATTGCACTCAATCGATCAAGTAGCGCCCAATCTCTGACAGGCGTGAACATTGATGGGTCGGCAGGGTCTGCAACAACAGCGGGAACCGCAACAAACGCAACAAATGTGGCGATTACTGATGACACCAGCACAGCGGCAGAAATGTATTTGTCTTGGGTAACTACAAGCACAGGAAATTTGCCAATCAAGGTATCATCCACTAAACTCAAATTTAATCCATCCACGGGCGTTTTAACCGCCACGGGCGGGGTCACAGGGGGCGCATTCTGATGTGGAAAATCTTGGAAATCCAAGCCGAGGGCGACCTGATCACAGGCGCACGGTATTTCTGCGCTAAAAATGGAGTGGAAACTGAGGGTTGGTGGAAGTTTGCCGAGCCAAAGCTGACCGTGCCATTTGCTGATGTGACCGAGGATATTGTGATCGGCTGGGTGACCGCTGATATTGGCGCACAAGTCGAGGCCCGATTAGATGAACAAGCTGCGGCAACCCAACGGGTGGTTGTCGCCCCCTGGTTGCCCCAGGTCTTTACACCGAGCATTTGAGGAATCAATATGGCAGTTAATTTATCCCCTGTCGGCGGCGTAGCGGCACAGTTCTTCAACAATGATGGCACGGTATTGTCGGGCGGGAAACTCAACACCTACACGGCGGGAACGACCACGCCAGCCACCACCTACACCAACAGCGGCGGGACAATTGCCCATTCCAATCCAATTATTTTTAATTCTGCGGGGCGTGTGCCAGCAAGTGGTGAAATCTGGTTGACCGATGGCATCACCTACAAATTTGTGCTGACCGATGCCAATAATGTGCTGATTGCCACATACGACAATATTTCTGGCATAAATTCCAATTTCATCAACTTTTTGACTGAAAACGAATATCAAACTGCAACCGCTGGGCAAACTGTCTTTACCCTGACCACAATGCAATACCAACCTGGGACAAACAGTTTGAATGTGTTTGTAGATGGCGTAAACCAATATGGGCCAGGGGCGCAATATTCATTTACCGAAACCAATGCCACAACGGTGACTTTTAATAATGGCCTTCATGTGGGTGCGGCGGTACGATTTACGACTGCCCAAAGTTTATCTTCTGGCGCAACTGATGCGTCTTTAGTAACTTATACGCCCCCGTTTACTGGGTCAACATCAACCACCGTTGAAAATAAACTAGCGCAATATGTTAGCGTTATTGATTTTGGCGCTGTTGGTGATGGCGTAACTGATGATTCATCTGCCATTGCCAATGCTGTTGCTGTATCAGCGGGTAAGAACTTGTTTTATCCATCTGGAACATATTTAATTGCATCAAACATTACAATTCCAGAAAATGTTTGTTCTGTTATGGAAAATGGCGCAGAATTCAGCATCAATTCTGCCGTTACCGTAACAATTTATGGGCCAGTTGTTGCAACAAATTATCCTTATTGGACGGGTAGCGGAACTATGGTTTCGTATGCGTTCCAGCAAAACAATCAGCGAACGGTAATGTGGCAGCAACCAGCATCACCGCTGGCAAATGCTGATATTTACCTAAACAACATTCGGGACAAAATGTTCCAGGTAATTGCTACATCGCAATTGCCTACATCAACAACCTCAGTCACGGCTGGCACGGGTCTAAAGACTTGGACAATTCAGCCTGGGTTACGTTTGGCTGCTGATTTTGGTGTCAATGTATGGGCACATCGGGATTCTGATGGCCTTTATATGCAAGGGTTTATTGACAGCTATGACAACACCACAGGCCAATTGACATTGGATGTGTTTAACAACCAGTTGGCAAGTGCAACGGCGGCGAATTGGTACTTTACAGTTGCCAGCGACCCGTTTTCTGTGTTCCAGTACGGAGGCGCAACAAAAGGTGCTAGTCAAGGTTTGTATTGCCAAGTTGCATCAGCTGGCGGATCATCTCGACCATACAACTATGTGATTGCACTTTATGGTGGCAATGGCACTGTGCCTTGTATGTTTGGCCTTCCGAATGGTGGCACGGGTTTTGGAACGGAAGTGCCAAATCAACGTATCCACGTTGTTGGTGCAGATGGCACTCAAACAAGCGGTATTCGTTTAACGGAAAGCCTACCGCTTGAGCGAGGTCTGACTGCATATCCACACAGCGGGGGTTATTCTGTCCTTGGTTCTTATGATTGGGGTAGTAGCGCATTTTATCCATTGAGATTTACATCTCAAGCTAGAGCGCAGATGGATTTCAACAAAACGTGTCCATTAGACTCATCTGTGTTGATTGCAACTGTCAGCCTTCCAAATTACGGGGCTGTGTACGTCAAAGTGCAAGCTGGTGGTATTGTTGTAGGAGGTGGTGGCGCTGGGGCGTACTCAGAGTTTAAATTGTCCAGAGACACTGGCAACGTCACAATCACACCTGTAACCCAATCAAATTGGGGATATGGTAGTGCTGGTTGGTATCGAATTGAAGAAAACGTTTCTGGGTCTGATGCTCAGTTTTATTTGCTTATGAACAGCAGTGGTGGATCGCCTGGGACTTGGAATGGGATTGGGAATTTAGAAGTCATGGGTAAAGCAGTTGTGACTATGGCATAAGGACAAAACATGGCACAAACAGGCTTTACCCCCATCCAACTGTATTCTTCAAGTACAGCAACCAATGTGCCGTTGGCGGCAAATCTTGCCACTGGTGAATTGGCAATCAACATCACCGATGGCAAGCTGTTCTATAAAGACAATGCAAACGCTGTCCAAGTCATTGGGTGGAAAGTTGTCCCAGCTACGGCTGGCGGTACGGGTCAAACATCGTATGCGGTGGGTGATTTGCTTTATGCAGACACCACCACAACCCTTGCAAAACTTCCTGATGTAGCCACAGGAAATGCCCTCATTTCGGGTGGCGTTGGAGTTGCGCCAAGTTGGGGCAAGATTGGGCTTACAACCCATGTCAGCGGTACATTGCCAACCGCCAATGGCGGCACAAACTTAACATCATTTACATCTGGCGGCGTTGTTTATGCGTCAAGCACAAGTGCGTTGGCAACTGGCGCAGGACTGAAATATGATGGCAATTTCAGTATTGGAACAACAACGCCATATTCCAATGCAGCATTTACAACATTAAATGTTGGCGGTTCGCAAGCTGGAAAAGTTGGCTTTATTGGCCTGTTTAATGCATCGGACACGATGCAAGCCACAATAGATAATTTTAGCAACCAATTTCGGATTGGCACAAACGGCACATCAAATCCAATTGTGTTTTACACGGGCGGTGGTGTTACAGAAGCGTTGCGAATTGACAGTAGCCAAAACACAACGTTTTCAACAGGAAACATTGTTCAAGGCACAGCAGCCAAAGGCATAAACTTCACCGCTAACACCCCCGCAGCGGGAATGACAACCCAGTTGCTAGGTTGGTATGAAGAAGGCGATTGGACGCCAAGCGATGATAGTGGTGCGAGTTTAACTATTACTGTAACGTCAGCAAAATATGTTCGTCTTGGCAGAACTGTATTTGTTCAAGCATATATTGCTTATCCAGTAACGGCAAGTGTAGCAAACGCAAAATTAAAAGGATTGCCGTTTACTGTTGCAACAAACATTTACGCGCCATTTACATCTACAAGTGGTTGCGGCACAGTAATTTCTGTTCAAGCAAATTCAGCCACAACAACCATGACAATTGTTACTGCGGCGAATTTTAATACGGCTGTACAAAATGTAACGTTAAGTGGTGGGGGAATTCTTTTTTCAGGCCACTACACAATCTAATTGGAAAAATTATGGCATTAACAAAAGTTTCTTACTCAATGATTAATGGCGCTGCTGTCAATTTTCTTGACTATGGCGCAAGCACAACAGCAACAGCGGCGCAAAATAAAACTGCTTTGGTTGCTGCACTTGCCGCAAGTAACTCAGTTTATATCCCCGCTGGAACATACAACATTGACGGCAATATAAACATCAAGGATAAAACAGTTTTTGGCGAGCCAACAACTTTTGGCGCAACAACTGGCTCAAAACTTGTGTTGTCTGGGTTAAATACCAACGATACCTTGTTCAACAATGGCGGCAGTCTTAGTACGGCATGGGGAACTGGTGGGGGATGTTACTTACGTGATTTGTATTTTGTCGGTAATTGGGATGGTATAGGAAGCAATCCAAACACCGTAACCAACATAGCAAACATCGGCGCACTGGTTGCGTTTTTTGGTGGCGCGTATGTGATTATTCAAGACTGTACTTTTTATAGGTCTTTTGGCTTTGCCATTTTTAATTGGTTGCTTGGCTATTCGTCTTACCAAACAAACAGAATCTTTGCTTGTGCTAAAAACGGCATTCACATTACTGGTACTGGGGTTGGCAATAACTTCCCAACCAGCAGTAACATTATGAATTGTTCAATAGGAACAATTGTTGGAACAGACCCAACTACTGGGGGCAGTGCAATTTATTATGCTAACTCAGTAGGAATGACGGTAGTTGGTAATGTGCTTGAAAATACAAGAAACGGAATTTATATTGACGGCGGCACGAACCGAGCTATTTCAATTATTGGAAATCACATTGAAACCTACACAGTTGCTGGGGTTAATTATGCTGGCTCTGGTCAAGCCCTTTCATTGTTTGGCAACTATTTTTCAACAAGTTCGCCGCCTTCTCTTTTGCAATCAAACCCGCTTTTTACAACTTACACGGCTTTCGGAAATAACGGTATTGTGCCAACCGTTGAGGGCACGTTAAGCAGTAACATAATTCAGCAGTACAGCACACCAACCTTTAGTGCTGGAGACTTTACATCGGAAACTGGTTCATGGACAGTTGCCTCTGGTGATGTGCTTTCATACCAATACCAAATCATCAATAAAACGATGACAATAAATTTTAGTATTCAAACATCATCTGTGGCTGGAACCCCAACACAACTGCGGATAAAAATTCCCGAAGGAAAATTGGGATTGACTAGAACATCAGGTGTTTTTGGTTATTGGGATAACGAAATTGGAACTGGCGGCGTTGGTCAATCAACTGTTTTATTAAATAATAACTATATTATTTTAAGTAAAGACATTGCGTCAACGGCGTGGACAAACAGCACGGACAAAACGTATGTTTGGGGTCAATTAACTTTTGACATTCAGTAATTTTAAAAGGTGCAATCATGTTTGAAAAACAAATCGTTATTGACCGCATTGAAGTATTGGCAGACCAAACTGTTGCTGTGCGATATGTGGTGACTGTCACAGAAGATGGCAAGCTTTTCGCCGAACAAGTAAAAGGCAATTACTTTAAGCCAGGGGACGATTACAGCGCCGAGGATGCCAAGGTACAAACCATTTGCGCTGCCGTGCATACTGCTGAAGTAGTGGCGGCATATCAGGCCGCACTAGAGGCCCAAAGGATGACCAATGTTGATTCAACTGCTCAAGTCTAAGACTGTCCTGTTTGCCTTGTTGCTGGCAGTTTTGTCGGTTGTACAAGGCTTTTTGTTTGCCTTACCATTGACCCCACTCCAGCAAATGTATGTGGGCATCGGGATTTCGATTGTGGTGACTTTGCTCAGAATTGTGACCACACAACCCATTTCGGAAAAATAGCCATGACCCAGCCGATTGACATCATCACCCGAGCCATGAAGGACATTGGCGCTGTCGCCGCTGGTGAAGTGCCAACGGCAGACGAGGCGCAAGATGGTCTGGATATGCTTAACGACATGATCGCCCAATGGTCAAATGAAAACATGATGGTTTTCTATCGATCAGAGATCATTTTCCAGACCACGCAAAATCAGGTTCAGTACACCATTGGCCCAAGCGGTCAGATGGGGGCGACATTCACGGGGTCGATTGCTGGCACAACCTTGACCGTCCCATCTGGTGGGGTGACCGCTGGCGGCATCAACATTGGTCAGACGCTATCAGGCACAGGCATCACATCGGGAACAAGGATTGTGGGCTTTACAACGGGCGCTGGGGGCAATGTAAACGAGGGCGGGACGTATACCGTCACCCCAAGCCAAACCGCTGCCAGCACCACGATCACGGCCTATTATGAGCGCCCATTGTCAATTGAATCTGGCTTTGTGCGGGTGGCGACACAGCAGGGCGGGACAAACATTGCGGGTGGGTATCTTGACTATCCTTTGTCAATTCTGAGCCTTGAAGAATACGAATCCATCGGCATCAAGCAATTGAACGGCCCTTGGGCAAAGGCGATTTACTACCAACCTTCCGAGTTGCTGGGGACAATTTATGTGTATCCCAACCCGTCCCAAGGTGAATTGCACTTGTTCACCCAAACGATTTTCAGAGAATTTGCCACGCTGAACGACACCATCCAACTGCCACAAGGCTACAACATGGCGTTGCGGTGGTGCTTGGCTGAACGTTTGCTGCCGATGTTTGGCAAGGTCAATCAGGTACAGATTGCCATGATCAACGCCTATGCGGGGCAAGGCAAAGCCACGGTTAAACGCACTAATATGCGCCCAGCACAGATTTCACGATACCCTGACAGTTTAATGGTTGGCAGGGCTAGAGATGCGGGCTTTATTATGGACGGGGGATTCCGATAATGCCTGATTTTGGTTTTGTCGGCACATCCTACGTTGCGCCATCTATCTACCAAGGCGATCAAGAATGCATCAATTTCTTTGCTGAGATTGACACATCTAAGCAGCCTGGGGACAGGGGCATTGTGGCGCTATACCCCACGCCTGGATTGACACAAGAAGCACAACTTCTGGCGGCAGAGGTGCGGGGCTTGCACACCATGTCAGGTGGAACTATCCTGATTGCGGTGGCTGGGAATCGGGTGTATCAGGTCAGCACGGCATTTGTTGCCACCCAGATCGGGACGCTAACCACCAGCACGGGGCAAGTGTCCATATCTGACAACATTGACTTGGGATATGGCTTGACTGCTTACATTGTGGATGGCCCAAATAGATATACCTGGGTTGCCGCCACCAACACATTTACCACGTTGCCGCCAACTGATGGCCCTTGGCAGGGTGCATCTGTGGTCGATGTGGTTGATAACTACAACATCTACAACGAGCCAGGAACGCAGAACTGGGCGTGTACTGACCTTGGGTCTAGTCTATCCACCCAAGCCCTTTACGGCACGGCTGACGGGTCATCTGACTTGTTGGTGACGCTAATTGTGAATCAACGTCAGGTGTATCTGATTGGGGAAGTGACCACCGAGGTCTGGACAGATGTGGGCAACGTGATTGCAGGGATTACCAGTTTCCCATTTCAACGAGTGCCAGGGACTTCAAGTCAATCAGGTATTGTTGCCAAGTATTCGCTGGCCCGATTGGGTGAAACGTTTGCTTGTGTGGCAAAAGATAACAGGGGTGCGGCAACCATTGAAAAGATGGAAGGTTACACCTGGGTCAGAATCAGCACTCACGCTGTTGAACAGTCATTGTTGAATTCTGTGGTTTCTGATGCCATTGCCTACACATACCAGATTGAAGGCCATGAAATGTATGTGGTCACCTTCCCCAGCGTTGGGGAATATGGCCTTACTTGGGTTTATGACCTGTCAACCAAAAGCTGGCACAAGTGGTTGGCTTGGGACTCAAATCTAGCGGTTTACAAACGCCATCGGTCAAACTGTGCGGCATTCTTTGCCAATAAAAACCTTGTGGGCGACTATGAGAATGGCAAGATTTACAGCTTGGATAATTCTGTATATACAGACAACGGCAACACAATTCGCAGATTGCGCCGAGCCATACACTTGACCCAAGACTTACAGCGCCAGTATTTTGATTCTTTTCAGATTCAGTTCCAGCCAGGGGTTGGGTTGAATGTGGGCCAAGGTCAGACCCCCCAGGCCATGCTGAGATGGTCAAACGATGGCGGGTCTACTTTTTCAAACGAGCATTGGGTCAGCATCGGCAAGATCGGCAACTATGTCAATCGTGCCTTGTGGCGGCGCTTGGGCTGGTCACGCGACAGAATTTTTGAGGTGGTTATTAGTGACCCTGTGAAAACGGTCATTGTGTCTGCCGAACTCAAAATGTCTGCTGGGGATAACTGATGGCAACCGCAGTTCCAAATAGCAACATCAATATCCCCTATTCGGCTTTTCTTGACGAAACTACGGGGCGGCCCAGCGTTCCTTGGTTGCAATGGTTGATGAATCCCAACATCATCACCTTGAATGTGGCAAACACCAACATCACGGGCGGGTCGATTACCAATGTGACCATCACCAACAGCATCATCAACAGTTCCACCATTGGTCTGACCACCCCTGCGGCGGGTAAATTCACTGATTTCACGGCCTTGAATGGGGTCAAAGGGGGCACGTTTTGAACGACCTTGACTTGCCTAGCCATGTCTCACGGGAACAAATAGAAAGTCTCCAGGCCCAGATGGTGACCATGCCTCAAGCTGAATTGGTGACAGAACACCAATTTAGCCCTGGTATGTATATGCGAAAGCTGTTTCGCCCTGCTGGAACGCTGATTGTGGGCAAAGTTCATAAAGAACCCCACTTCTTTTTATGTGCTAAAGGCGAGATAATCGCATGGACAGAAAGCGGCATGAAGCGCCTCCAGGCGGGGGATGTGATTGAATCCAAGCCTGGGACAAAGCGGGTGACTCTGGCTGTGACTGATGCCATCGGCATTACGATTCACAGAACTGATAAAACCGATCTTGACGAGATTGAAGCCGAATTGATTGAGCCAGATACAACAGCGTTATTTGATGCCAGAAATGACATTAAAAAGCT